CCCATAGCTTATACGCATCGCCTGCATTAGTCGGGATATTCTTTGCTGACTGTGGTGATTGCTTTGCATCAATATAAGTTCCAACTGCAGTATCTAGTTGGTTCTGGAAATCTGCAGCTGCAGCAGTTCCATAAGTATCTGCAATGCGCTGCATAGTTCCAGTGACATTATTACCATAAGTAGGTTTCTTTGGGGTCTTTGCAGCTCCACCAATCTTCTTTGCAGCAATCTGAGCAGCAGCACGGATCTGAGCAACATCAGTTAGCCCAGTATTCTTTGAAGCCTGCAGCTTCATTGCATCAATCTGCTTCTGAGCAGCAGCAGCAACATCGTACTGGTTGTTAGTAATAGCCTGGTCGCGAGCAATCTTAGCCTGAGCGATCTGACCCTGAATGCCAGCCTGCTGACCATTGATTGCATTAAGCGCATCCTGCAGGTTCTGGTTTAGCTGAGACTGAGCAGCAACTTCCTGCTGACCATAGCCAGTGCCACGGTTCTGCACATCAGTAAGCGCATTGAGCTTCTGGGCATTCATCAAACCTTCCCAGTTAGTCTGGATGGCACCTGATTGTCCAATTGCATTTTCAGTCGCAGTTGCAGTAGGTGAGCCGCCTAGAGCTGGGCCATTTCCTCGTTCTGCTCCAGTAACCTGAGCCTGAGCTGTACCAGCAGCCTGGGCCGCACGCTGCTCTGCGGTGCGTGTTGCAAGATCCTGCTGCTGCTTAGTAATACTTGAAGCAAACTGGTTATTAATGTTTGCAGTATCTTTTGCTGAAATGCCAGATAGTGCACCAAAAATGCTAGTTAGGTTTGCAGCATTCTGTGCATATCGTGCATTAGTCTGCTGCTCTTGCTTTGCGTAGAAGTCTAGGATTGGCTGGTAGCCTGACTGGATCTGAGCATTGCTCTTAGCAAGAGCATCAGCATTTGCTTTATCTGCCTGAGCGGTCATGTAAGCCTGGTATGACTGCGGCGAGCGCTTAGGGTCTGGAATAGCAGAGATATTCGCAGTTGCTGGAGTTACTGGAGTTGCCATTACTGGATTCCCATTCTTGCTAGTTGTGCAGTTAGAGCATTCTGCGCTGCCTGTGTCTTGTAGTTCTGACCAATTAGAGTGCTAGTCCAGTCAAAGTTCTTGTTGCCAGCAGCATCAGTCTGGTTAGCATTTCCGTAGTTCTCAAGGTAGTTTGCATTTAATGCAGAAATCTGGTCCTTGATGTCGGTCTGAGCTGTAATCTGCTTAGAGTTTGCCTGCATCTCAGCAAGGGTAAGGGCACCAGTTGCACCACCGGCCATACCGCGAGCTGCATAGTTTCCTGCAGTGCGGCGGCGAGCCTCAGTAGAGTTTAGGTCTAGGTTTTTTCGCTCATTTGCAAGCTGCATTTCTTGAGTAGTTTTGTTAGCCAAGGCATTTGCGCGAGCAGTATTGAACTGCGACTGACCAGCCTGAATTGCAGCTTGGTAAACTGGATCGCTTTCAAGTGAGTAAGCGGCACCGACTACAGCAGGAGGTTGAGAAGTTGCCTCGCTTGCAGGAGGAGTTCCTACATAGCCAGTCTTAGGAATATTAACATCAGCAACCCCGTTATAAGCATTTTGAACTGCTTGCTGCTGGGCGGATCCTTGAGCATCACGAATGTTCTGGTAATTAAGCCCTGAGTTTGCAGAGGACTGTGATGCTTTAGAGGCAAGATATGCAAGTGAATCGGCAGTTGGCATTACATGAACCTTCCAACATTTGCACTGCCTAGAGCGCCAGCTTGGGCACCCTTCATAGCAGCAAGGATAGCATTGCGCTTTGCAGCAAGTTTACGGTCACGGTTAGCGTAACCAGTCTTATCTACAGCACCACGAGTTGGTGAAGACGCAATGCTGTTATAAATCTTTGCACCCGCAGCATAAGGGGTGAACTCAAAAGTGCCTAGCGACCCGCGCTCTGCCATTAGTTTGCTCCCTTAGAAATCTTTGCCTTCGCACCAATCATTGGAGTAATGCTGAAGACCTGTACAGGTGATGTAAACGCCGTACCGTCACAGTTCAAGTATAGTTCAAAGAACATGCGTCTGAATCGCAGGGCATGGTTGAGCTTTGTTTCCATGCGGAGGACTTGCCCAGTAGGGAAGTCGTCAACGATCGTAGCAACTGCGCTAGTTGGCTGGGTGATGTTATCCCAAGTTCCAAAGTCAATATCGCCTGAACCTTCATACGAAAGATCATCCCAGCTCTTGAAGCCAGTTTCGCCTTCGAAGTCCTTAGAGATCTGGTCCCAGTTGGCTGACGGTGCAGTTGCGGGTAGTGCCACAGGGTAGGCAATTGCCTTGATTGGCAATGCTGAGGCTAGGTCAACGGTCCAGAAGTAAAGGCGCTTCCATTCTACAGGTGACTGGAAGTCATAAATCTTGGTTCGCAATGAACACTGAAACGACTCTGAGCCGATGCTTGAGTTTGGCTTATCTTCAATGCGGTATAGCGAGAAGGCCGTTGCACCTACATCGGCAGGGTTACTGGCACCAGTGATACCAAAGTAAAGCGATTCTTCTAATTCTTCTGCGCGTCTCGGTACGGTAACGAAATACGCGACTCTGTTTGTGCTTTCCCACTCGCTCCACGTCTCAGTGTCTAGGTTATAGGCGTACATTCCGCCATTATGCCAGACTAGCGCACGACGACCAATAATGCTAACTGCATGTTCAAATCGACGTGTAAAGTCATAGCCTTCAAACTTTACCTTTTGAGCATTTAGAGGATAGTAAAGCCAGTTCTGGTACTTATAGAGAATGCCGCCAGAGAGAACGAAGTGTGCATTTTCAAACTTGACGACTGATCGCTTTGACTCTGCACCGATGTCCTGCTGCATAGCCTGCATAGTGCCTTCTTCAGGCACATCACCATAGCTATAGCGGTAGGTAGAACGGTTACGGAAGATAACGATATCGTTGTAGCCTTGTGCAATTGCAGTAATCCATTGACCGTCACCGCCGCCAATTTCAACATACATAAGGTTGTTATCGACATTGGTCCAAACCCAGACAGAAGTTGATTCGCCTGAAGGTCCAGCAGTTGAAACATTGCCCCAGTAGATAATGTTTGCGGTGCTAGTTCCTTTTACACCAAAGCCAAAGAAGCGGTTTTGGAATAGTTCTATACCAGATAGGTAAGGCATAGATGTTGTTGCTGTAAAGGTGCCAGCTTCCCAGTATCCGCCAGCCTGAGTCTCGCAGCAGAGAACAATCTTGTTTAGGTACTGCGTGCAGTCTGAGGCTTTGAAGGTTGCAATCTGAGTCCAAGCATGCGTAATAACATTAAAGATCCAGGTCTTGCTGTTAGTTGATGCAACAAGGTAGCGGTCTCCGCCAGCTTCAACATAGGTTCCAAGAATGTCAAATGGCTCGCCAGTAACAGGAGTTACAACATTTGCCCCAGAGTGCTTCTGGATGTAGATAGGTGGGCGTGACATAAGAGCACCGTTAGGTGAGAATTCAAAGTTGATAATTGAAGCTAGTTCATTATCAGCAATGGCTGATTGGTCCCAGTAGTTGTTTAGACCACCAGTAAACTGCTGCAGTGTTGCTGAGCGTTGACGGATGATTGTTGACATTTATAGCCAATCTGCTGGGTCTGCAAGAACCTGGTCATAGAGCGATGATTCAATTACGCTATCTTTATTGCTTAGGCGGTTTAGGCCATCGCGGAACTGGCGATCTTTGTATGCAGCTGCGTCATAGTTCTCATCCATCTCCAAAGCCTGCGAGATGACATAGTTGACTAGCTGGTTGAAATAGCGGTCAGGAATACCAATTGCATCTGTAAGTGCAACAATTGAAGTTGGATTCTTGATGTACTCAAGCTTCAAGCCATTGGTGATGGTCTTATTTGGAACTGGGTAGAAGGTAACTACGCCTGCACGCTCATACCAAATCTCTGGGCGATCTGCACGCTGAAGCTTAGTTGGATCAGACTTCATAATGAACTCACGCGCTTCCTGCGGAGTTACATTCTCAATTGGGTAGCCATCAACATAGATTGCTTCAATTAGAAGAACCTTGTCGCTTGGGAAGGTGTAGTCGCTCTGCCCTGAAACAATATCAGTAAGCTTCATGTCGCGAAGAATTGGGTTTGAGTTTACGATCTCTCTCTGACCATCATTAATCCAGTGAAGGATTGATGCGTCCTCAAGCTGTGCTCCTGAAGCGTCACCAAACTGCGAGCGAACGCGAGAACCAATGTCGTTCCCTGTATAGGAGAATTCTTCTGCTGGCATTGTTACCTTCTAAGAGTCTGACCGTCATGACGGTAGGTGTTTTTGTTGGATTTCAGAATTGACTTCATGACATCCTTTTTCTCAGCACGCCACTCTTCCTCACGCTTTGCCTCAAGCGCAGCACTTGCCATCTCTAACAAGTGTAACTTATTCGCCTTAGAGTTCGGGTCATGCATGTTGTTTTCTAGTAGACGAGCTACTAGGCGATGGTCAACTTCTGACTCTGCAACATTGGTAATCAAGTATGCAGGGAGCAAGTTTGGCTCATCAATCAAAGCAAAGTGGCGCTCTGGGTCAAACTGTGGGTGATCAGTTGGCATGCGAATAAGTCGTACGGTTGGGAAAATATCTTTAATTACTGCGGCTACTCTGCGATGTTCATCTGAGTGCAGTCCGTCTATCTGCGAGAAATCAATCATGTATCTATTGTAATAAAAAACCCCGCTA